CACAACTATTAAGACCTGGCTTGAACTTTTCCCAGAACATATATTTGGGCCAATGCGTTGGAGCCCACCATTGACGCATCATATTAAGTTACCATCTAGGGGGGATGCGGCTGGGATTGATTGCGAGGTGATTTTCCTGGCCCTGGATCAGCCTAAAGATGTGCGGAAGCTGTTATCTCTTGAGTTAAGTGGTGCCTGGGTAAACGAGGCGCGCGAACTCCCATTAAGTATTGTCCAGGGGCTAACGCATCGTGTCGGGCGGTATCCGACAAAGGCGAATGGTGGTTGCCCCTGGCGGGGTATATGGGCTGATACCAACCCTATGGCAGACGATCATTGGTGGTATCGGTTGTCTGAGAAGGAGCCAGTAAAGGGTAAATATAAATGGAACTTTTACAATCAGCCGCCAGGTATGCTTGAGGTAACAAGCGAAAACCCTGAGGCTTTGCCTGGTGGTGGTAGGTTATGGGCGAATAATCCAAAGGCTGAGAATGTCGGCAATCTGCCAAATGGTTATTATGAGCAACAGATTGGCGATAAACAGCTTGATTGGATTGAGTGTTACGTTGGCGGCAAATATGTCTATGTGCAAGAGGGTAAGCCCGTCTGGCATGAGTATGATGACACGATTATGGTTGACCATGACCTGACCGCAGACTTGTCATTGCCTTTGCACGTTGGCCTGGACTTTGGATTAACCCCTGCGGCTGTTATTGGCCAGCGGTTTGCGTCTGGTAAATGGCACGTTTTAGAGGAGATTGTGACCGAGGACATGGGGCTGGAGCGATTTGGCCAGATGTTGCTTTATGAATTGAATATGAAATATCCCAAGTTTGAGGTGAAGGTTTGGGGTGATCCGGCTGGTATGAAGCGGGATGAAATATTCGAGGTTACGGCTTTTGACCATTTGCGAACCATTGGGCTAACTGCCCAGCCTACAGCGTCAAATGACTTCCAGGTGCGCCGTGAGGCTGGTGCAGCCCCTATGTTGCGGCTGACTGATGGGAAACCAGGGCTGAGGGTCAATGCCCGTTGTACGCGGCTTAGAAAGGCCCTGGCGGGTGGGTATCATTTCAAGCGGGTTGGGATCAGCGGCGGCAATGATCGCTTTCGGGATGTGCCAAATAAAAATGATAGCTCCCACGTTGGCGATGCTTATGGGTATTTGCTCCTGGGGGCTGGCGAACATAGGCGCATGACCAGGAGTCGGTTAAGGAATGACGGGCTCCCTACCCTGGCTAAAACTGATTTTAACGTATGGTAACGGCCCAGGATGTTGTTGGTTGGTGCGGTTTGCGGACTGTGGATTTTCATCCGAGTCACATCTACCTGATGGAACTAACTGATTATTCCAGGCGGTTTAGCCAGGCGGTGCCAGGTTTTGCAGAAAGTCTTGGGGCCCAGGCGCAAGATAATCCAGCATTTACTCTGTTTTATAATGATAAGCCATTTCTCTCATTTGGGTTTTATGAGATTTGGCCTGGTGTCGCTGAGGGCTGGATGGTGCCAAGCAATCGTATTGAGCGCAACCCGATTGTAATAGGCAAGGCTGGTCGTGCAGTTTTCTATCACATTGGTCCTTCTATGCAATTACGGAGATTGCAGTTCATGGTTCGTTCATCGCACTTACAGGCTGTTCGCTTTGCCGAGTTTGTTAAATTTAAAAGGGAAGCAACCCTCAAAGAATATGGCCCTGAGGGTGACGATTATCACATTTTTGTAAGGTTTTACGATGAGCAACGTAGTTAAGAAAATTTTTGGCGGTCCGAAAGTTCCTGACAACTCGGCGGCAAACAAAGCGCAAACCGAAGCTATGCAAAAACAAGCTGACATTTTAGCGAAGCAAGAAGCCAGGCTTGAAGAAGAAGAGCGCACGGCTAAATCACGAGTTGCAGCTAGGTCCAAGTCAAGACGCAATCAGCGCGGCGGCTACAGACTTTTACTGTCAAGCGACCGCGAAAATGCTCAGACGGGCATCAAAGGTGCCGGTTCAATGCTGGGGGGGTAAAATGGCGAAGAAAAAAGAAGTTTGGGACAAGAAACGCCCAAAGGGCCTGGGCAAGCCTCAGGCTTTGACTACCAAGCAGAAAAAGTCGGCTATGGCTGCGGCCCGTAGGGGTGGGCGTCCATATCCAAATCTCGTTGACAACATGAGGGCCGCTAGGTCCAAGAAAGGCTAAGTCATGCCAGGTAAGAAAAAAGGTAAAGGAAAAGGTGGTCGGGGTTACTAGATGACCCTTAAAAGGCACCAAAACCCGAAAGGCGGGTTGAACGCTGCGGGTCGTGCCCACTTCAAAAGAACTGAGGGGGCTAACCTCAAGCCACCCGTAAAATCTGGTGATAACCCAAGACGGGCTTCATTCCTGGCGCGAATGGGATCAAACCCTGGCCCCGAGCGTGACTCGAAGGGGGAGCCAACCAGGCTGTTGCTCTCCTTGCAACAGTGGGGCGCATCATCCAAGTCGGACGCAAGAAGTAAAAGCGCGGCAATATCCAAGAGGCTGAAAAATGGCAAAAATTGAACCGCGTGAGTTGATGAAACGGGCTGAAAAAGCCGATTCTCGAAAAGACCAATGGCGCACGATTTACGAGGAGTGCTATGAGTTTGCCTTGCCTCAGCGTAATCTTTATTCGGGCCACTATGAGGGCAAATCACCTGGCCAGGACAAAATGGCTAGAGTGTTTGATGCTACAGCTATTAACTCAACCCAGCGGTTTGCTAACCGCATACAATCAGCCCTCTTCCCGCCTTATCGTAACTGGTGTCGATTGCAGCCAGGCAATGATGTGCCCGAAGATAGAGCCGATGAAATTGGACAGGCGTTAGATATTTACACTGATAAAATGTTTGATGCTATCCGGCAAACCAACTTTGACCTGGCGATGAGCGAGTTTCTCCTGGATTTATGTGTCGGAACAGCGGTAATGCTTGTGCAACCAGGCGATGATGATGCCCCTGTCCGCTTTACCGCAGTACCGCAATATCTAGTTAGCCTCGAAGAAGGGCCATATGGCGTTGTCGATAACGTCTATCGCAAGCTACGGGTAAGGGCTGATGTCATTGAGCGTCAATGGCCAGATGCAAAACTGTCAGATGATTTGCGTAAAAAGGCGCAAGATGCGCCTGATGAAGAAATTGACCTTCTTGAAGCCACCGTTTGGTCTGAGTCAATGCAGACATATTGCTATCACCTGGTTTACTCAAAAGACAAAAAACATGCGGGAGCCGTTGATCTGGTTTATCGCACCATGAAAGTTAGCCCCTGGATTGTTGCTAGGTATATGAAAGTATCGGGCGAGGTTTATGGCCGTGGGCCCCTGGTAAGCGCATTGCCTGATGTTAAAACGCTGAACAAGGTCAAAGAACTGGTGCTTAAAAACGCATCTATATCTGTTGCGGGTGTCTACACTGCGGCTGATGATGGTGTGTTAAATCCAGCTAACATAACAATTGCACCAGGCGCGATTATCCCTGTTGCCAGGAATGGCGGTCCCCAGGGGGAAAGTCTCAAGCCCCTTAAAGCCGCGAGTGATTTTAATGTTGGCCAGTTAATTATCAACGATCTGGTCATGGGCATCAAAAAAATGCTGCTTGATGACACTTTGCCGATGGATACCCAATCAGCCAGGTCTGCTACAGAAATCGTGGAACGCATGAAGGAGTTAGCTTCCAACATGGGCGCGGCCTATGGCAGATTGATAACCGAGTGCATGATGCCCCTGGTCAATCGGGTCTTATACGTTATGGATGAGAAAAACCTGATTGATATGCCACTCAAGGCGGATGGCAAGGTTGTCAGGGTTATCCCCGTGTCCCCTCTCGCCCAGGCTCAGAATATGGATGATTTGCAGAATGTCTTGCAATTTACCCAGATTGTCCAGGGCGTTGGTCCTATGGGCCAGGTCGCAATCAATCAGGATGCAATGCTCGACTATATTGCTGAGAAGATGGCTATACCGAAGTCAGTCATAAATGACGAAGAGCAAAGAGACGCGATAATTACAGAAATGCAAAACTCTATGGCTCAGATGCAGGGACAACAATCAAGTGAATGACATTGAAGAAATTGACAAAACCTTTGTGCGTTGCTTCTCCACAAAGGATGGCCAAGCGGTCCTGGAATATTTGCGGAACATCACAATAGAACAGGCCGCTTGGTTCCCAGGCGATGACCCGTCACATGGTTTTCACCGTGAAGGACAAAACTCCCTGGTTAGAGAAATCGAGAAGCGTATCAAGCGAGGAAGATCAACATGAATGAAGAACTGGCCGTGAGCGATAACTCTGAGGAGCCGCAGAGCGATAACCAACAAGACACGTTATTAAATCTTAATCCCGAGGCTCAAGTTGAAACGGCAGACGAGCCAGATGCAATGCCTCACCTGGCATCTGAAGAGTCAGATGATGAGCCCGTTGAATGGGGTGAAAAACCTGATTGGATGCCAGATGGTTTTTGGACCGAGGATGATGGCCCAGACATTGAAGGGATGGCATCAGCGTTAAATACTGTAAACAAAGACTACAAAGAATTGCGTACAAAAATGAGCCAGGGCTTACACAAAGCCCCTAAGGACGGAAATTATGAAAGCAGCGTATTATCTGAAGCTGGTGTTGAGTCAGATGACCCTTTACTTACTGGATTTGTTGAAGTGGCAAAAGAGCATGGCATTTCTCAAGATGCTTTTAATGCGATTTCGTCTTTGGTTTTGGATGTCGCTGGCGAGGCTCAAGATACAGTACAAACTACTATTGCAGAAGAGCGTCAAAAGCTGGGCCGCAATGCGGAAAAGATTATTAAAGAAACCGAGAATTGGCTTGTAAAGCTAGGCCCTGGTGAGAAAAACGCTGGTGTTTTGGACCAAAATGAAATTGAAGCGATAGCTGATGCGTCTAAAAATGGGTTCTTTATTTCTGGTCTTAACAAAATTAGGCAGTCATATAACGAGGCTCCAATGCCTGGGCTCGAAGTTATGGAAGGTCAGGCAATCACCAGGCAAGAACTTGATTCTATGGTTGCTGATCCGCGCTATGGGGTAGATATGGCCTTCACATCAGACGTTGAGCAAAAAGTAATGAGGGCGCATGGAGAAGGCTAAGATGTAACTACAATGGCCAAATGATACGGTTGTTGGTTGTAAGGGTGTATTTTTACGGTTATATTCTTACCGACTGACAACCGTTTTTTAATGGCCAGTTCACGGCATCTATCGGCCCACCAGGACAACCGTTTGCAGTGTTTAACCTTAAATCAATCTAGTTAAAGGAGTAAGCAAATGGCTGTTTCTGTTTCAAACGCCTTTGTGACCTTATTCGACAGTGAGGTAAAGCACAGTTACCAAGGGCAACGTTCCTTGGCTGGTCTGACCCGCGAAAGAACTGTCGAGGGTTCCACAGTGAAGTTTCCAAAAATAGGAAAAGGCACTGCATCTATTCGTGTACCTCAGACCGATGTGACCCCGATGTCCGTGGTCTACTCACAGGTTCAAGCCGTAATGTCTGATTTTATTGCCGCAGAATATTCGGATATCTTTAACCAAGCTAAAATCAATTTCCAGGATCGCGCAGAATTGGTCCAGGTAGTTGGTGGAGCGATTGGTCGAAGAATGGATCAGGTTGTTCTTGACGCCCTAACCGCTGCATCTGGCACACTCACAGTGGCCAATAGTGTCGGTGGCTCAAACACGAATCTCAATGTTGCAAAATTACGCGATATCAAAAAGCAAATGGACGCCAAGAATGTGCCATCTGACAATCGTGTGATCGTGGCTCACGCAAACAGCATGGACGCACTTTTGTCTGAGACTTCAGTCACAAGTTCTGATTTCAACAGCGTGAAAGCCTTGGTCACTGGCCAGGTCGCGGACAACACTTTTCTGGGATTCCGGTTTGTCCAACTCGGAGACAGAGACGAAGGTGGGCTTGCAATTGATGGTTCGAGTGATCGTACTATTTTTGCTTTCCATAAAGACGCGATGGGACTTGGCATCAACATGGCTGAAAAAACCAAAGTGGATTACATACCTGAGAAAACCTCATTCTTGGTTGCCTCAATGTTTTCCGCTGGTGCCGTTGCTATCGACCCTGATGGCATCTGCAAAGTAACTTGCCGCGAATAGGAGATTGAAAAATGGCATATTCTTCAACAGGACTACAGCCTATTGGCGGTCAAGGCAAAGCTGGCACTGCACCTCAGATGTGGGCTTATACATCTGCGGACGCTATTGCGGCTGTTAATACATCTGGATATTTCAACGATGCGGCTGATTTGCTCAAAGTTGGTGATCTTATGTATATCCGCGACTCAGCCACACCCACGGCATCGCTTGTCATAGTGCTTTCAAACGCTTCTGGCGTTGTGGATGTAAGCGATGGCACCGTGATTAGCGTTGCTGACGCTGACTAGAAATCCTCCCTGGGACAACCTTTTAAGATCAAGGTTGTCCCAAAAAACTAAAGGAGAGTGTTGTGGCGTCTGGCGATACCAAACTTAGCATTTGCTCGGATGCGCTTATTATGCTCGGCGCAAAACCGCTCTCCTCTTTTTCTGAGGGCACTGACGCAGCCCAAATCTGCGACAGGCTTTATGATGACATTAGAGATAGTACCCTGGGGATGTACCCCTGGACATTTTCTTATAAGAAAACCACTCTTGCTCGAACTACAAACACTCCTCTCAACGAATTTCTTTACGAGTATCAACTGCCAGGTGACAGGCTCAATAACGTCAGGGCTGTATTCAATAACGCAACTTCTTCAGCAACGCCAATCGCTTACGGGTGGGAAATCCAAGGCGATAAACTGTTAAGCAGTGAGACTGAGATCCATGTTGACTATCAGTTTGCAACACCTGAGGGCGAAATGCCCACTTATTTTATTCAATTATTGAAATATCAGATGGCCTGGAATATTGCAGAAACCGTCACCGACCAAATCACTAAGGCCGAATATTTCAAGAATATTGCTATTGGCTCCCCTAGTGAAAATATGCGGGGTGGCTTTTTCCGCGTTGCGGCTACAACCGATAGCCAAAACCGTCAGATAGAGGCGATTGAGGATTACAGCTTAATCTCAGTGCGCGGATGAGTCGTATTGTTCAACTACAAACAAATTTTGCGGTTGGTGAGATTGACCCGCTACTTAGAGCCAGGATTGATCTCAAGCAATATTATAACGCATTGCAGACTGCCAAGAATGTGGTCATTCAGCCACAGGGCGGGGCCAAACGTAGAGAAGGTTTGCGCTACTCTGCCAGTTTGGATAGCGGCGCAGCAAACGGTGTAAGGCTCGTACCATTCGAGTTTAACAGCGATGACAGTTACATGTTCGCAATTACGCCAGGCAAACTTTACGTTTTTCGGGATGGTGCTTTAATTACAAACATAAATGCTACTGGAAACGATTACCTGGCTATTTCTGAAATAACTGCGGCCATGTTGCCTAAGCTAAATTTTGCTCAATCGGCTGACACAATCATTTTTGTGCATGAGGACCTAGAGCCAATTAAATTGGTTCGCGGTGCAAATAATTCGTCTTGGACTAAAAGCACTCTTAGTTTTACTGAGCGGCCCTATTATCCATTTACGTTAGCTTTTAGTAATCCTAGTGCCCAAATAACGCCAAGCGCGACTTCTGGTAACATTACAATTACTGCCGCGTCTGGTGTTTTTGCAAGTGGTAATGTTCATCAATATATCAATGTAACTGCAAGTTTTGGGCGTTTGCGTATTGTTGAGTTTGTATCTGCAACTGTCGTTAAAGTTGTTGCAGAGACGCCACTTTTCAACACTGATGCTATTCCGTCAGGCGATTGGCAGTTGGAAACAGGACATGAGTTGGCCTGGTCAAACACTAGGGGCTGGCCTAAAGCAATTACTTTCCATGAAGGTCGGCTTTGGCTGGCTGGGTCGAAGTCCCTGCCCTCAACAATTTGGGCATCTAGGGTTAATGATTTCTTTAATTTTGATAAGGGTGAGGGTTTGGATGATGCGGGGCTTGAAGCCACGCTCTCAACTTCAACTCTCAACTCAGTTACAGATATATTCTCAGGTCGTGATTTACAGATTTTTACGACAGGCGGTGAGTTTTACATACCGCAAGGATTACAAGAACCAATCACACCGTCAAATTTCATCGTTAAGATCGCAACCAGAAACGGGTCAAAAGATGATGTGCCGATTGTTGGCGTTGACAGCGGAACCTTGTTTATTCAGCGGAAAGGCAAGTCGTTAAATGAATTGGCCTTTACTGACTCAGAGTTAGCCTACAATACAAACAATGTTTCGATGTTGTCCGGCCATCTGTTTAAGTCTCCGGTTGACATGGCGATTAGACGCGCCACCTCAACAGATGAGTCAGACAGGCTTATGATTGTCAACTCGACTGATGGTTCAATGCTTGTGTTCTCATTGTTACGGTCACAGGAAGTTACAGCCCCAGCCGAGTTCGTAACTAACGGAGAGTTTAAAGCTGTTGGTGTTGATGTTGATACGATCTATACGGTTGTAAAACGTACAGTAAACAGTTCTGCACAATATTTTGTTGAATATTTTGATAGTTCTTTAACGCTTGATAGTGCCATTGCTGCAAGTGCAGCGGCAGCTAATGCCACAGTTGCACACCTCAATACCGAAACAGTTAAAGTCATTTTAGATGGCATCGTGCAAGCAGATGAAACTGTGTCTGGTAATGTGGTTACTTTTGATCGCAATTCAGCGACAACCTGGCAAGTTGGCCTAAATTTTGAGGTTGAGATTAAAACCATGCCCGTTGAGCCACAAACACAGTCGGGCTCGTTGCGAGGTTTTAAAAAACGCATCCTCGAAGTTAACGCAGAACTTTTTGAGACTCAGGCTCTAACAATCAACGATGAATTAGTCTCGTTTCGCCAATTTGGTGAAAGCAACCTGGATACCGCTGTTTCAAAATTCACTGGTATAAAAACAATAGGCCCTCTTCTTGGATTTGATAAAGAAGGAACTATTACTCTTAAGCAAACGGTGCCGCTGGATATGACGGTTTTAGCATTAGATTTTAAGGTTTCGGTGGGTCAGTAATATGGAATATGTAGCAGTCGCAGCCAGTGTCGTTTCCGGCGTTCAATCTATCCAGATGGGTAAGGCACAAGCCAAACTTTATAATATGCAAGCGACTCAGGCAAAGCTGCAAGCTAAGTCTGATATGCTGAGAAACAGGGCTGAGACGCTTAACCATAAAAAGCAGGGCATTGAAATTTTAAACAATATCACCCGAAACATGGCTGCAATCAACGCGCGCGCGGCGGCTGGTGGAATTGATGCTTTTTCTGGTTCTGTTGCCAATTATGCCGAAGTTCAAACTGGCAAAGGTACTGTTGATTTTTACGCTTCAACTGAAAACCAGCAAATGCTGCAAGCCCAGGGCGAAATCATAGAAGCTGTTGGGGCTGTTCAAGCGGCGCAATTTGTTGGTGCGGCAAGCCTGGCAAAACGCCAGGGATACCTAAACGCGATGGAGAGTTTTACTAAAGGCGGACAACAAGCCCAAGACTCTAAGATTTTAGGATTTTCGTAATGGCTGAATTATTCCCACAATATTCTGGCAACAGAGTACGCACAGTCGGTCCCGCTGCAACAAGGCAAATAGACTTTGCGGCTGGCCGTGAGGCTGTTCGGACCGCTGATGCAACTCGCAGGGCGTTAGACTCAATTAGTGATTTTGCTTTTGGTAAGGCAAAGCAGAGACTTACACTTGAAGGTCAAGCACAAGGCGCGACCGATCCAAAGCGCACATTGCAAGGTTTAGAGGATCGTGATCCTACATCGTTTGGAATTAAAGAAACAGCGGCTTACGCCACAGCGGTCAAAGCCATATCCGCAGAAGTTGAAATAAACGCTAAAAAGAAAATGGGCCTAGAATATCTGGACGCTCTTAAAAACAACCTCACGCCCGAAGATATGGGTGGTCGACTTGACATGGTAAATACGGGTTTTTCGGACTCATTGGCTTTGATGGACCCAGCGGCAGCCGAAAGTTTGCGCTTGAAATTAGATGGATACCGCAACAGTCAATTTTTAAATTACTCTGAAACTTACATAAAAGAAGAGCGAAAACGCAATCGCGCTGACGGTGCAATCAAATTAGACTCAATGGCAAAAAGCCTAGAAAATCAGGCAAGGTCTGCACAACCTACAGTTAATATAGATCAAGCAATTCAAGATGAACTTGATACAATTTCAACATTTCTTGAGACAAAAGGTTATCAGCCAGAAGAAATAGCCCGAGAAGTTATTTCGTTACGAGAGAGGGCTTACATTGCAAAAGCCCGAGGCGGTTTTGATCGTGCGGCTACACCCGAAGCGCAGCTTCAATATGCAGAAGATTTTGAGGACAGTATTGGAAAGCGTAACGGCCTAGCGGCAAACCTGGATGACAGTACAGCGCAAACTTTGGCTAACAATTTTAAAACCAAGGCAAAGGCTGCAACTAACGCCCTCAACTCAGAAATAACAAACCTTGCGGCAGACATTAAGCTAGATGTGTCCAGTATTGTCACATCTGGCGGCGTACCCGCTGAGGGCGTTATCAACAAGTTACGGGCAAGAGTTCAGACAATAGAGGAAGGTGGCGGCAATAAAGAAAAAATTGCGGCACTTAAAGAAACGTTAGCCAGAGCCGAAACAAATATAAATTATTTTAGAGACATACAAAGTTATAGCACTGATGATCTGATTGCAGAGAAAACCAGGCTTGAACAAGTTAAAGATGAGGGTGCTACGCCCGACGATATTCTGCGACTCAAAGTTGTGAAGTCACGCCTTAAAGCAGAATTGACTGAAGCCAGGGCGCAAAACCAAGCCTGGAAAGCCGCTGGCACGGCAATAAGCAAAGGTATTGATGAACTTGATAAAGTTGTTGAGAACTTCTTGCCGCTTAGGGATGAGGATTTAGAAGCGGCTGAAAACGCAATAGCTGCGTTAAAAGAAGATGGTGCGCCTGATACGCTTGTCGAATCACTTGAGTCTGAACTTGAAATGTTGCGAAGAAACCAGGCTCTTTATAATGACATTGCTGATGACTCATCGCTGACACTTGAAGCTAAAAGAAATAAATTAAAGGATGACGCTCGAACAAGTGGTGCATCCCCTGAGGCCAATGAACTGATTAAAGACCTGGATACCAGGATTAACGCACAAAATGCAGCCCTCAAAAGTGACCCTTTAGAGTGGGCTAACGAAGCTGGTGTCGTTGATATACAAGCCGATTTAATTAGCGTTTTGTTTAACCCTGAGTCTACACCAGAAGCCATACAATCCGCTATTGAAGTTCGTAGGCAAAACGCCGATAAAGTTGCTGGCCACTATAGTATACCTAAGCAATTACTGATGAGTGCGGAAGTGGATGCAATAGCAACGGGCTTAACTGAGTCACCCGTAGAAATGCAAACTAAATTGGTTTCCACATTAGTTAATGCTTTTGGAAGTGATGCGTTAAAAGTTTTAGGGCAAACCAGTAAAGATGCGCCCGTCCTCGCACATATTGGCGGTATGATAGTCAATGGAACTGACCCCAAGATTATCAGAGATATAACGACAGGCCGACTTCTAGCATCTGAAAGGCCCGACAATGTATCTGGTGAATTGGTTGATATTAAAGATCAGCGTAGAGAAAACCTGGCTGGGGTTAATGAGTCCAAGTCAGTTATTAAAGCTGTTGGCCGTATAAAAAAACTAGCCGATTTTATCTACCTGGCCAGACGCGATGACGGCGGCACCTATCAAGACGCATTGCAAGATGCGGCTGGTAGGAGAATGGTTGGTGATGTGGCTTATGGCGGTTTAGCGGTACACACCAACGGTGGGGGCTTTTTAAGTGGCTCAACGCAAACAAACGTAATACTGCCGCCGAATGTTCGCCAAGATGGTCTTGATGACATATTTGACGGATTTGAGACTTATGAAGATGTTTTCAAACTAGCCGTGACTCAGAACGATGACGGTGAGTTTGTCGCTATAAACGAGGCTCCCATTGGAGAAAAAAACCAAGAAGCTATAGACTTAGCAATTATTAAAAAGTCGAACCTAGTGTCGGTTGGCGATGGCTTGTTTATGCTTAGGTATGATGAAATGGAGTTACAGGCACCGAATGGTCAGCCTTATTTGTTGGATTTAAAAAAGGTCCAGCAATGAGCGTTTTTTTTGAGCCATACTATAACACAGGAGTTGGCAGAAACTTTGTAGAGTTTGGCGGTGAACAGCTTAACTTTATGGACTCAATGTCGAGAGCATATGACGCCCAGGTTTATGGCTCAAATGTTGATACATATGTGACAATTATGGGTGAAGAACTACAGCCTATAGTTGACGCCATCAACGAGCGCGAAGAAACAAAAATCCAAAACCCCAGCCAATATTTTGGCATGACCGACAGTATGGGCGCAAATGATCGGTTCAGGGAACGGGCACTAAAAAATCTTTTTAGTACAATTAACGACAATCCTGACAGATACCCTGAGTTCCAGGGAATGACCCGAGAGACTTTAGAGCAAACCATCATAGATCGCGGTTTAAAGGCCGTACAACAGGGCCAAGAGGATGCCAGCAATCAAACAGGCATGGGCGTTGTTGGCGGCTTTGTAGGGACAATGGGGGGTGTTTTAACTGATGACTCGCTAATTGAGTCACTTATAATCTCTGCGCCTGTCTCTCTTGGGTTTAACGCATCACAAGCCCTGGGCAAAACCATGCTGCGTGAGGCTATCGTTGGTGCGGGGCTTGAAGCACAACTCCAGGCTGGTGTTATGGATTGGTACAACACCCTGGGCCTGGACTATGGCTATGAAGATTTTTTTAAAAATGTGGCTTTGGGCGCAACTATTGGAGCCGCTTTTCCTGTTGCAGCAACAGGCGCGGCCAAAGGCGTTAGATTTACGGCTGACCAGGTTAAGTCCGGCATTGAGGCGTTTCGAGGCAAGGGCATAAGCCCAAAGGATGCAGATGTTGTTCTAGATGGATTAGATGATTTTGATGCTTTAAATACAAATGCGCCTGAGGTTTTCACTGCACCTGAGAATGTCACTGACGCTGGTAAGTTAAAACTGGTTGATGATCTTAACAACAATGTTGATGAAGAGACGTTGCTAAATAATGAGGCTATTACTAATGCTCATTATGACATGACGGGTATACCAGAAACCTCGACTGCGCCTGGATATGCAACAGTAGAATATGAGGTGAATAGGGCATTTATAAACCCGAGTACAGGCAGTGAAATGATTGGCTATCAATCAGCCCTTAAAAAACTATACCAGGACAGTAAGCATTTAGCCTGGACAGATGCTAAACTCACCGTCCCAGACATGGCAAACAAGTTTGAAAAAAAGGCTATTATTATCCTGGGACCACCCGCAGCGGGTAAATCTACCTTAGCAAACCCAATAGCTAGAAAGTATGGCGCGGCAATTATTGATGCGGATGAAGCCAAAAAACTAATACCAGAGTTTCAAGGCGGTGTCGGGGCTAATGCGGTTCATCGTGAAAGTAAGTTGATGATGGAAGTTGTGCAAGCCGAAGCTATTGATGAAGGTATCAATATGGTCATCCCGACTGTAGGCCATAAAGCAAGCAGCATAGAGCCACTTATCAAAAAGCTGAGAGGTGGTGGTTACGACATAGAACTTGTTGGTATGGATGTAAGTTTTATCAATGCTCGAAACCGTATGTTTATGCGCTTTGTTTCTAAAAATCGTTATATCCCATACGACTATCTCAAGAGTGTTGGCGAAAAGCCAATGATGGTTTATGATGAAATTAAACAAAAAGGGTTAGCTGATGGCTACACGAAAATCGACAACAACGGGTCCGAAGGGGCAGCAAAGCCCGTTATCGAAGATACCAGGGGACTCCTCGAAGGGGTTGAGTTACGACTACGAGAAAGCGGACAGAGAAGTGGAAGCGCACCTGGAGACGCCCGAGGGCAAAGCCCAGATGTTGCGGCTGCGAGAAATGCTGAGGAACTAACTGCCCACGTTGCCAGGGCTGATGAGGCTACGGCCAAGCTACAGCTAGGCAAACTGCCAGACGATCCGATTGACGCGCCACAAGCGGCACCCCTTCCAGAAATTACAAAAGAAACTGAAGCCAATATTGATCTGACTGTCGAACAGATAGCCAGGGATACTGACTTTGAGACATTGGCTGACGATGAAATGTTGTATTTCGATAGGTCTGTCGATGATGAGGTTGTGCCAGACACTATGACGGGGGCCCAGGTCAAAGCTGAGTTGGCCCAAGATCAGCAAATGCTGAATAGACTCGAAGGATGTGTCGCATGAGTTTGCTGGATTGCATCAACAATGCTGAGAAAGAAGGGCCAGGCAAAGGCGGCTTGACCAAAGAACAGGCTGAAAAAGCCCGTGAGTTATTCATCAACTTCAAAGTAGAAAATGAAACAAAAGGTGGTATGGGCCCTGCGGCGGCTGATGCTAAGGCTGGTTCTGATACTTTTGATGTTCTCAAATACGAAGCAGCGCAAAAGAAAAAGCGCATGATACTGCAACGTGCAACGCAAAAACGTGTGATGAATAACATAAATAGCTTTACTGGAAAGAACAAAGGCGAAGCAATGGTTGCTCTCCTGGAGCGGGACGGAACGGGTCGGAGCCCCTACTCGAATGTTGTTGCCAGGCAAAACGCAATCAGAGGCATTGCACACGGGATGATCGACAATATCCTGGGTCAATTGAGGAAAACCCAGGTTGTGGGTCGTACCACTGGTGCAAGCCGCGCTAAGTCACAATCAATGGTTCGTGAGATATTTGGAGAAAATACGGGGGACCAGGCAGCAAGAGAACTGGCTCAATCCTGGGGCAAAGCCGCTGAGTGGTTGCGGGTTCAATTCAATAAGGCCGGCGGGGACATTCCAAAGCGAACAGATTGGGGCATGCCGCAAAGCCATGATAACGCGGCAATCAGAAAAGTTGGATCAAAAGAGTGGTTAGAATTTATAAAGCCCCTACTCGACCCAGAAAAAATGGTTAGCTTTAAAACGGGCAAGCCAATGGGTGTGGTGGAGTTTGATGAGGTTCTAGCTGAGGTTTATGAGACGATTGCAACTGATGGGTTTTCAAAGGTCAAGGAAACATCTGTTGCTGGCCAGGGCAAATCATTAGCCAGGCGCAGACAAGATCATCGCTTCTTGGTCTTTAAAGACGCTGACTCTTGGCTTGCATATCAGGAGAAATTCGGCGGCGGTGATGTGTTTACAATGATGATGGATCACATTGACGGTATGTCGAAAGATGTAGGACTATTAGAAATTTTGGGTCCAAATCCAACATCAACAATATCCTACCTAAAAACTCAGATTAAAAAAGATGCAAAAGCACTTGGTCAGCCAGCCAATGCTGCGTCAAAATTGGAAGCCCCACTTGAAGAGTTCGATACGGTTTATGATTATATAACAGGCAAATCTCACCGACCCGTTAATGAAGGTATAGCCAGAACTTTTGCTGGCCTGGGTAACTTGCTTACAGCCGCATATTTAGGATCAACGTCAATCCTGGCAATGGCTACAGATCCAAATTATACCAGGATTACAAAGCGCATGGCTGGCATGGATACTTTTAACTCATCTATGAAACAGTCATTCAAAATGATGATTGATAATAAAACTACAAAGCAACAAGCCATACGCATGGGGCTTATTGCTGAAAACTGGTCATCTGTTGCCTATGGGCAATCACGTTACGCTGGTGATGCTTTAGGTAATAATTTTACAGACGCAATATCAACCGCCGCAATGAACATTTCCTTACTCTCTCCTTTCACCCAGGCAGGGCGTTGGGCCTTTGGTATGGAGTTTATGGGTTTCATCGCCGATAACGCGGCCAAACCATTTGCTGAACTTAACCCAGCTTTTAAAGATACTTTGCGGAGATATGGCATAACCGAGGGCGATTGGTCAAAAATGGGCAGCTTTGAACAATATGATTTTAAAGGGGCTAAGTTTTTGCGGCCAGATGATATGCTGGATAAGGATCGTGCCCTTTCCTTCAAGATGCTCGAAATGGTCCAGGGCATGACGAATCTGGCTGTTCCAGTGGCGTCTGCAAGGGGTCGTGCGTTTCTCGTTGGTAAGTCAAAGGCGGGGACTATTGGCGGTGAAGTATTACGTTCTTTTGCAATGTTTAAAAACTTCCCCGTCACTTTTTATATGAACAATGTTAAGGCCGTTTTATCGCAAGATGGAGTGCAGCGCAAAACAGCTATTGCGGGTGACTTGCTTATTACATCAACAGCGATGGCTGCTTTGTCGATTCAAATAAGAGAAATGACAAAAGGCCGTGACCCGTTGCCAATGGATACGCCACAATTTTGGGGTACTGCACTATTAACTAGCGGTGGTCTTGGTATTTTTGGAGACTTCTTATTTTCGAGTCTTAATAGGTTTGGCTCTGGCTTACCTAACACAATCGCAGGGCCAAGGATTGATTTTATTGACCAACTAAGAAAACTTACGATTGGGAATATTGCTCAACTTGCAGTCGGTGAAGAAACAAACTTTGGGCGTGAGTCCATAGATTTCTTTGGTCGTAATATACCAGGCGCATCGACTTGGTATTTGCGCCTGGCTTTTGAGCGTTTGGTTTTAGACAGGCTGCGGCTCATGGTTGATCCAAAAGCCAAAAGCCGCATGAGAAGTTTAGAACGTAGAAGAAAACGCAATTATGACCAGGACTATTGGTGGCGAATGGGTGAGTCATCGCCCAGGCGTGGGCCTAACATCCAGGGGGTAATGGGTCAATAATTAAGTGCCTTTTTTATAGATTTATGTTACAACAGCCATTAGGTGCGTGAGGTATTGTAATGACCACATATTCAATAAATGCGGTGACTCGAAGGGTTGTTTTGTCGGGGTCTGCGGGTACGGGGCCCTACGCTTTTACATTTGAAATTATATCAAATACTGATGTTGCTGTGTTTCTTGATATTATACAACTTACTCTAACTACAGATTACACAGTTACTATAAACTCAAATGGAACAGGCTCAGTCACACTAAACACTGGCACAACTAATGTGCCTAACGCACCAACTAACGCCAATACTGTGACAATTGTTGGTGCCAGGCCGATAGAACGTACAACCGACTTTGTAACTGCGGGTGACTTGAAAGCCTCAAGCCTCAACGAACAATTAGATGCCTTAACTATTTTCGATCAGCAAATTTCTGAAAGAGTTGACCGCGCCCTAATTGGTAACATTTCTGACCCTACTAACTTGTCGATGGAAATACCAAAAGCCTCGGATCGCGCCAGTAAGTTCCTGGCGTTTGACTCAAATGGCGCGGCAATTGCTGCAACTCAAGGGGCGTTTGAAGGCAATTGGTCATCTGGTAGGGCTTACTCAAAAGGGGATATTGTTAAAGATACATCCACGGGCAATATCTTTATCGCTAACACGGCTCACACCTCTTCTGGGTCGCAGCCACTTACAACCAACACAGACTCAGCAAAATGGGATTTGATGGTTGATAACAGCGTTGCACAATCAGCCGCTACTACAGCAACTAATGCAGCCGGTACAGCAACGACAAAAGCAGATGAAGCCGCAGCAAGTGCAACAGCAGCGGGGTTTTCTGATGATTGGGCTGTTAAAACAGATGGTCAGGTTGATGACGGCACTACTCAAGACTACAGCAGTAAAGCCTATGCGATAGGCGGCACAGGCGTAACTGACAGTAGTGGGAGGGGAGCCTCTAAAGAATGGGCTGTAGAAACATCAGGAAATGTTGATGGTACTGAGTACAGCGCAAAAGAATATGCAATAGGCGCACAACGCAGAGGCCAAGCAAACGGTGGATCAGCTAAAGATTGGGCTACCTACACAGGTGGTACAGTCGATAACGCTAGTTACTCAGCCAAGCATTGGGCGGATGCTGCCGCAGCTTCCGTTGCTACTTTCGATAACAAGTATTTCGGTGCGCTGTCTTCTGACCCTACCCAAGACCCAGACGGTTCAGCATTAGAAGCTGGTGACATTTATTATTCTAGTTCGTCTGGGAATATGAGGGTCTACAGTGGAAGCCAATGGGAAGATGTAGCTGTCAGCACAACCGGCTTTGCTACTGCCGGTTTTTCAATTGCTATAAGTATTGCTTTGTGACCTTGGAGATAAACGATGGCACAGAATTTTAGAAGATACACTTTAAATGCAGTAGGCACAAATGCCGCTGATATACCTACTGGGGCTGCATTTGACAGCTTTGACACGATTGTCGGATGCCATATAGCCAATGTCACAACCAATGCGGTGACTGTTGAGGTGTACATCAACGATGGAACCAACGACATCCATCTAATCAAAGATGCACCCATTGCGGCTGGCGGTGCGTTACAGATCTTAGATGGCGGTGCAAAAGTCGTCGTTCAATCAGGTGACAGGATGTATGTCAAATCAAGTGTCAATAGCAGTGTAGATGTCTGGGTTTCAGCCGTTGATGCGATTAGTTCATAGGTGATTTATGGCTTACATTGGAAATCAAGGATCTGTTGCTGGCTTTGTAAACCAGCCAAGCAAGCAAGATTTAACAGGTGCTAGTGGTGGTACTCTAACGCTTACACAAGCTGTTAGTGCGCCAGAGGATATATCTCTGTTTATTAATAATGTGCGTCAGGAGCCTACAACATCATACACTGCAAGCGGTACTACGGTGACGCTTCAAGGCTATACGGTTGCGGCAAGCGATGACATCTATGTGCTTTACAATGGACTCACACAGTTAAGTTCTGTGCCTGTTGATGGGTCTGTTTCCGATGCCAAAATAACTGCAATGTCTGCTTCCAAACTTACTGGTGCTTTGCCAGCTATAAGTGGTGCAAATCTCACAAACTTACCATCCTCTTGGACACAATCTGGGTCAAATGTTACGACAACAACAGGAGAGGCTCTTCATAACTTTACAATTCCATCAGGTGTGAACCGCATACAATTACAAACTTGGAATGTATCAGGTGGTGGCACAGGCTATATGTATAGTCGTTTAGGAATTAGCGCAGGGTCTGTTGTATCAAGTGGTTACGCTAACACAGGGTATGCACAGAATGGGGGTGCAACTGTAAACTCTACTGGTTTTGGTTTGGTAGGATACACTAACACCTCAAATACTTGGTACACTATGCAAGATTATTGGTCAGTGGATGATGGCCGTCACTGGATGACAACCTGGGAATGTTATAATTCAAATGCTGGAAACGCAACAGGCTTTAACCATAGTGGTGTTATTGACCTTGGAAGTGGAAACACTTGTCAAAATATTCAACTTGGAACTACTGCCGCTAACTTTGATGCTGGTGGTTTAATAGCAGTTCACTACCAGACTATATAGGAGGGTGACATGGCAAAATCAGTAATACAATCCGAAAGCCTAAACCTTGCTGACGACTATGCGTTTACTGGCACGGTGACAGGCTCTGGTAGCAACATTAAAGAACATCTTGCTATGCTTTGCGATGGCGAAAATTATGTCGTTGGTAGCGGTACTTACACACCTACAAATGTTACAACTTATCAGGCTTTAACGAGCAGTTACCAAGACATTACAGGTTCAGTTTTATCCTACACACCGCCAAGTGGTACGTTAGCGGTTATTTACAACTTTATCTTTGAATTTCGACATGGCTCAACAAACCATCACGGTATTGGGCATTTTAAGCTGTTTATCGACAGTAATGAAGTAGTTGACGGCCGACAGGGGATGTCAGCGGCAAGTATGCTTAACGATCAGATGAGTTACAAATATGTAATTCCTGTAGGCGGCTCTGCTAATACTACAACTGGTAGACAAGCATCTTGGACATCAGCAAAAGTTATAAAAATGCAAGCAAGAGAACACAATTCATCAAATTCAGTAGAGCTTCACAGAACATACTATTGGGATGGAGCCGGTAGCGCACAGTTTCGCAGACCGAGTTTAATCATAACAGCAATTGGATAATTAAATGACAGATGAAGAAAAATTACAGCAATTAAGAGGAAGCCGTGATTTGCTTCTAATGAATACCGATGTATGGGCTTTATCTGACCGCACTATGACGCAAGCACAAAAAAAGTATCGTCAAGACTTACGAGATATAACCAAAACAGCAACATCACTTGATGATGTTTCTTGGCCTACAAAGCCGTAAGGAGATAAGATGCCATACATAGGAAAAGCACCTGTCAGCGGCGGCTTTCATAAGTTAGACAGCCTGACCGCATCAGCTACCGCGACATACGCTTTGACGCTGGGCTCTGCGGCATTCTTTCCTGAGACTGCTAATCAGCTTCTTGTTAGTTTGAATGGTGTCATCCAAGCCCCGCAAGACAGCTTCACAGTCAGCGGTAGCAACCTCGTATTTGACAGCGCACTTACATCGAACGACAGCATCGACTTTATTGTGGCCTTGGGCGATGTGTTGGGTGTGGGTACGCCTAGCGATGGTACGGTGACAGATGCTAAAATACAGTCAATGGCTGCATCAAAATTAACTGGTGCTTTGCCAGCAATTGATGGGTCGGCGCTGACTGGGCTAGGTGGTAGCGTTGCGTTTTTAAGCACAATCACAACTACACACACTATAGACGCATCAGGAACTGTTACAGTTAATTATAATACCAATGGAACTGAACAATTTGATACAGCTAATTGTTTTGATAAAAGTAACAATAAATTTATTGCGCCTGTGGCGGGAATTTATCAATTTAATATTTCGCTGCGGGTAGATAGTATTTCAACTAATGATTACATTAACATGGGTTTGAGAACAACCGGTTACACAGGTAACGGACAAGGAACAAGTGTATCAGATATAGTATTTCGTTCAGCCTATGTTTTGATTGGCTCACCTTCGACTGATTATCAAAGTCTTACTTCCTCTACTATTTTACAATGTACTGCTAATCAAGAAATAGAGCATTGGGTTCGTACTGAATCCGACACTTCTATCGGCATTAATGACCGTGGCAGTATGTTTTCTGGCGTTTTGATAGGATAAATTGTCATGGCACTCATACGATTAAACAATCAGTCTCTGACCAGCGTCACTGCTTTGCCATCTGGTGTTGTAGATCCCTCTGGCGTAGTTCAAGTAAAGTATGTGCAAACTGATGATATTGCTAATGTAACTCTTGGTGGCAGTACCACAAGAACATTTAGTCAATTAACAGTGTCGATAACGCCAACATCAGCAAGCAATAAAATACTTTTGAAAGCGATGGTAATGGGTGAGTTTGCTTCAAGAACTATGAACTGGAATGGCACTTGGTTTTTTGTGAGAGATACAACTGAGTTGCGAAAAAGTGCTGTTGGGCTTCGTAACTCTGGCATTGCTATAGGTTACATATCTCATGAGTCTGATAATGCAAGTACACCAGAGGGTGTTAATTATACCTATATTGACAGTCCAGCATCAACATCTGCGCTGACTTATAAAGTTGCTCATTATAGTCCACAGTCTGCGTCTACTTATAATCTCAATCATACAGTAACAGACACAAGCAATGCTAGTTATGAAAGATTGACATCTAGCATTATTGCTATGGAAATAGCTGGCTGATGAAACCGTCTGTAGCGTCCATCCATGTTGAATTAGAAAAGCACATTGTCGTTGCGGAAGAACGATGGACTGAGACTATTGCGCGTATCAAACGCATTGAACACATTATGATTGGTTCTGCTGGTACGATAATTGTGTTGTTACTTAGCGTCATCATGCGAGGGTGACATGGTAGTCGCTGAAATATTAACTGGCATTAGCCTGGTCAAAGCTAGTGCGGATTTTATTCGTCAAAACGTAGATTCGTGCAAAGACATTTCCAGCCTGGCTAAAAGCATAGATGATTTGTTCCGAGGTGAGAAAGAAGTAAACGATGCGGCAAACCGTAAGGCTAACGTATCACTCACCGATCAGTTCGGTGTTGAGTCTGTGGCTCAAGAATATGTCAATCGAAAATTAAAAGACGAGGAAATGTTAAGCGTAAAAAACGCAATCAATATGAGATTTGGGCCTAATTCCTGGTCAGAAATCTTGAGTGAGAGACAAAAGCGTATTCAAGAAGCCCGAGCCCAGGCAATAAAGGAACGGCGCGAAGCCTTGGCCAAGCACAATGAAATGATGGAAACTATAAAGATTGGTGTTTTTGTTTTTGGTGTAATTACAATAGCCATAGGGTTGCTCTTTTGGGCGTTGGTGGTGAACGTATGACTCAAAAAAAATTACAAACAGACTCTATCTACAGCGAGTATGACGAGGACGGTGACGGAGTAGTTAGTGACTCAGAGCTTGCCCATGTAAAAGAAATCAAAAAAACAGAAACAGAATTGCGTAAGCATTTAGCCCAACTACGCATGGCTAGATATTCACTGATCGCTATGGGTGCTTTTACTGTGGCTATGTTTTTTGTCCCGTTAGATCGCGTCAAGGCCCTTTCAGACATTTCTAACATTTTTTATATAACCGGCGGCGGGGTGGTCTCAGTCTATATGGGTGCGAGCATGTTAGGTAAAAAATAATGTACCAGGCTCTTATCATGGCATGTGTGATTGGAACCTCGAACATGACTGGTGAGTTTTGCAAACAACTCGAAAGTCAGACATGGCAAGACAGTGAGTCTGCCTGTCAAGCCCACGCGTTGGTGCTTGCTGAGAGAGTGCATCGATATATGCCTGGCTACAAGCCTGTTGGCTGGACTTGTCGCGCAATGCCGAAAGGAGTTCTGTCGAGATGATTAGTTCCATACTTGGATTAGCTGCACCTATCTTAGATAAGTTTGTCGAAGATAAAGACGCAAAGAACCAGATCAAGGCTCAACTTGAACAACAGCTTGTAGGACTGCAAGCGGCTCAAGCTGAGGCTAATATCCAACAAGCCAAGCACTCAAGCATATTTGTGGCGGGTGCCAGGCCAGCCATCATGTGGGTTTGTTGCCTGGGCCTTGCGACTCAGTTCTTCCTGATGCCCCTGGCTGAGTGGGCCACGGCTATCTGGGCCCCAGGCACCCCTCTCCCAGAACTAAATACCGAAGAATTAATGAGCCTAACCCTGGCACTTCTCGGCCTTGGCGGTATGCGTAGCTGGGAAAAGTCTAAGGGCGTTGCCAGGGAAACCATCAAATGAGACAGAATTTTGAGCAATGCCTGGAGTGGCTTCTCGAACATGAGGGCGGGTTTGTAGATCATCCAGACGATCCAGGCGGCATGACCAACAAAGGCATCACGGCCAATACATATCAAAAATGGCTCAGTGAAACCATTGGTAATGACGCGACTGTTGATGAAGAGGCCATGAGAAACATACCTGATATTCACGTTGAACAGATTTATCGTGAAGGTTATTGGGACAAAATTTCTGGAGACAATCTGCCTAGCGGTTTGGATTGGAGCATTTTCGATTGGGCCGTTAATTCTGGGCCAGGCAGATCAGCTAAGACCTTGCAGAGATTAGTGATGGTTAAGCCGGATGGTGGCATAGGACCAAAAACTTTGGCCGCGATAGGCGAATATGACACGGCCAAGTTAATTGATAATATGTATGAAAAACGCCAGGCATTTTATGAGCGGCTCAAAACTTTTGAGACTTTTGGCAATGGCTGGACCAGGCGAAACAATGAGACTAGGGATCAAGCGCACCAACTGGCAAGTTCTGGAGAGGCGTAGTTTTAAGCACCTCAATCGTTCTTCTGCCCCCTGCCCTGGTTGTGATATAGCCACGGTCCTGGAGTGCGTTGACCAGGGTTTGAATACGGCCCGTTGATTTGACGCCAATTCCCTCAGCTATCTCCTTAAATGTTGGGCTATATCCCTTCTTAACCTGGAAGCCTACGATGAAATCCAGGGTATCTTTTTGACGCGGAGTCATGCTCATTCGTCATCTCCCATCCATTTCGCGTTGATGGTTAAAGACTTTTGACGCTCGACCTTGCCTGGCTTTGCTGGGATAATCTTCTCAGGTTGAGGCTTTGTGACCCTGGTTGGCCACTTAACCTCAAACAACCGCTCACCATTCTCATCATTCAGAAAAGCGTTTTCATGCTTGGCCATATGATCCATCAATGCTGGCTCAAGTGATTTATAGTAAGCCTCAGTTGCCTTGGCCGCTCTCCTAGCCTCATAATATTCCAAAGCAATATCAGCAATAGGCTCCAGGTCAACGGGCGGCAGATCATCATCACCGTTGCCATAGGTTCTAGATGCGTCAGCCCCGTCCATTGCGGGATACCAATCAGGACCGTCCAGGCGTGAATAAAAATCTTCTGCCGCTTCAATCAATGCAGCCTGGCGTTCCTTGTTTGCCTGATAAACATTTAGTACAAGCCTGGTGCCCTGGTACAATGTGGCGATAACACCCCAATCACAGCCATAACAAAGCATTTGCATATCTAATTGCCAGGGCCCTCGGTATGGTGGTGGGGTTTCAGTGTAAGGGGCTGAGGTAAGTTTGCTTTCAATGATACCATTTCCAACCAGCCCCATTCGATCTTGGCCATTCATCAGAATAATGCCTGGCGCAGATGAAATAATTTTTGGGTCAGGATTGAAAAGAATACCGTCCAGGCTAACTGAGAATAAATCACCATGGTTATAAACCTCGGTGATTTTATCATCATATTTGTCGATCCCCAGCCGTTCAGCCCCTTTGCGGATAATTGTGGACTCAAATTCATTGCCCCAATCGGCTGGCTCTGAGCCCGTGAATTGAGAGGTTTGATAGTTGCCTTTCCCCTGGGCGTTAAGTACCTGGGCCATTAGATCATTCCGGCTATCGCCAAAACTTGGATGGGCCTCACCCATTAGAACGGGTGCTTTCGATCCAGATAGTTTGGCATCAGATGTAAGTTTACCGACCATCAACTTATCTCCCCGCCAAATCAATCAAATGCTGGTCAAAGCCATCAGAAACAGCGATGAGATAGCACATGGCAACGGTGATAGTGCCGATACAAACAAACTCAAACGCCCACCTCACCGCATCACGCAGGGTGACAGGGGTTTTGTCTGAATAGGTTAGCCTGGTGGGATAGGAAGAGTTGATAATGCTATTGAGTATGTTCCGCTGGCCGACTGAACTGCGGCAATATACATTATGCGACATTTCTTCTTGTAACTCTGGCTTAGGTAATTGATTTTCCAAGGAACACTCTCCTTTTGGTGTGGTGGTTAATAATTACAATAGCCCGAGACTTGCGGATAAACTACCCATACCCGTTTGGCTATTGATTTAGTCGTTCTGAGGCAAAAAATCCTCTGCCACAGTGTCTTTATATCCATCTGCATCAAACTTTAACTTGCAGTGCGTATGGTAAATGGCCGAGCGCATCAACATTATCCTGGTCCGCTTATTCGTCATCTTACCAACCTTCAGTTTTTTTAATGCGGTAAGATCCTGGACTAACTCAGAAAACCTATGGATTGCATTGTCCAAGTGACAATCAAATAAAGCCGGAATTGTCATACGCATGGTTGGCCTCATTTGTGATCCAGAGTCAACATCTAGAATGAACAGGGAGTTACGATAGCTTTGTTGATTTCTCCATCGCTTGGCCCGTGTCCTGGGTAAGCCCCCGTAAATGTCCTGGATTTCTCTTGCAACCTGGGCCCCTTTTTCTGCCTCGGTTATCTTGATTGGTTTACGGCGTCCGAGGCTATCAAATTCTGGCAGTGGTGCCTCATTCTCAAAAACTGCGTTCTTTTCTTCCAACACATCATCTGATGTTTTGAAATAGTTTTTGCCCCGCGTTGCCTTTTTTGGCTCGGATAACGGGTCAACTCTTAATGATGTTTTTCTCCGTTTGTAACTCATCATTCATCCTTTCTACTTTATATTCATGTGCAAATTCAACGTCACTTGGCTTTACACTGATTGCAGCGCGATAAGCTGCACCTGTTTTAACCACATCAGTTTTCCTCAATACCAGCAGATAGGCGTCTAAATATGCTCCCATTGTTTGATCTGAAAGTATTGCTGCGCCTTGATAACTTAGCTTTCCACAAAGCCGGACCCACCCCTCAGCAAGACAATCATCAACCATCCGCATGGCCTGTTGTCTGGAGCAATCTAGAATTTTAGAAATCTCTGTAATTGTGTAACCTTGATTGTCAAATGCAGCTATGCACATTATATTTCCAAATTGCCATTTAAGATTAGTTGACGACAGATACCTTGAAACTTTTGAGTCGGTTCTATTGCTGTGAAACTGATATGTTTTTAACTGAAAGACACACAACTCTCTGGCGTAGAGCCTTCTTAAATCAACTGGCGGGGCCGTTGCCCAATCATTGTCCTGGTTTATGTGTTGGTTATTCATTTCCATTCTCCTAACCTGGTTAAAAGATTTCTAACGCTGCTTAGGGCCCACTTGTCTTTACCGCGAAAGGTTTTAGCCCCCCGCGCCTCAAGCCCCTTAGCTATTTCTTTAAGAGATTTACACCCGTATTTCTTTAGATCGGCTATGACGGGTCTAAGTTCTTCTGCCCAGGCATCGACTGCACTGGCTGTTTCCGCGCCCCCTAGTCTCGCCCCTGCATAGGGGTCTGGGGTGCCCATAGACTCTCCCCTGGCTTTCTTAGCTGCAAGGGCTTTCCTGGTACGGTCAGAGATCATAGCCCCCTCATACTCAGCAATATTCGCCATCATCTGCAACATAAATTTATTTTGGCTGGGGTTTCCCATGTCCGGTACATCACAAGCGATGATCGGGATTTGGGACTCAATGATCCTGGTCAGAAATGCCAGGTTACGGGTTAGCCTGGATATGTTGGCTATGATGAGGGTCGCGCCCTCTTCCTTGCAATGCTTTAAGGCTGCGGCTAGTTCTTTACGTCTGCGGTCTGATCTTTTACCAGACTCATGCTCGACATATTCAGCGATGATCTCCCACTCACCGCCATTCAAATGATCGTTGACTACCTTCCTTTGCGCCTCAATACCCAGGCCAGACTGTCCCTGGCGTTGCGTTGAGACGCGAAGATAAGCCACATATTTCCCACTATGCGGTGTCATTATCCTCATCCTCTCCTGTCGTCAGCGATCTCAAACCAATCACTGATTTTATCTGTGCCGTTGATCTTGTTAAAAAGATCGTTTTCTTCCGTTGCAGCCAGACCAGCAAAACCCTCATCTAAAGCCGACCGATATAAATCAAACTCAGCATCAGACATATGCAGCCGATAGCCTCTCTTCAAGCGTGTTATCTTCATCCCTTCTCTCCCTTAACTTTTGCGAAAGCCGCTTTGATCTTGGCC